CATCAGAACCACTTGTTCCACTAGTTCCTGAAGAACCACTCGTACCTGAAGTACCCGAAGAACCATCAGCACCTGAAGTTCCACTAGTACCCGAAGAACCTGAAGTTCCTGAAGAACCTGAAGTTCCCGCGGTACCGTCAGAACCCGAAGAGCCCGAAGTACCCGAAGAGCCACTTATTCCCGAAGTTCCTGAGGTTCCTGAAGAGCCATCAGCACCTGAGGTTCCACTAGTTCCTGAAGAACCGCTTGTTCCCGCAGTACCATCACTACCTGAAGTTCCATCCGAACCGCTTGTTCCACTAGTTCCTGAAGAACCTGAAGTACCACTTGTACCTGAAGTACCCGAAGAGCCATCTGCTCCTGAAGTTCCACTAGTTCCTGAAGAACCTGAAGTACCCGCAGTCCCATCAGAACCACTTGAACCTGATGTTCCACTCGTTCCTGAAGTTCCCGAAGAACCATCTGCACCTGATGTACCACTAGTTCCTGAGGAACCTGAAGTTCCCGAAGAACCTGAAGTTCCTGCAGTACCATCACTACCTGAAGTACCATCTGAACCACTGGTACCACTAGTACCCGAAGAACCTGAAGTTCCTGCAGTTCCGCTTGTTCCTGACGAACCATCCACACCTGATGTTCCACTCGTACCTGACGAACCACTTGTACCTGCAGTACCATCTGAACCACTTGAACCTGAAGTACCTGAAGTTCCGCTCGTTCCTGAAGAGCCATCAGCACCTGATGTACCACTAGTACCTGATGAACCAGAAGTTCCTGAAGAACCTGAAGTTCCCGCAGTACCATCACTACCTGAAGTACCATCTGAACCACTGGTACCACTAGTTCCCGAAGACCCGCTAGTTCCACTTGTACCGCTCGTTCCTGAAGAGCCATCAGCACCTGAAGTTCCACTTGTTCCTGAAGAACCTGAAGTACCCGCAGTACCATCACTACCTGAAGTTCCATCCGAACCACTTGACCCTGAAGAACCCGAAGTACCACTTGTACCCGAAGAACCATCAGTACCACTAGTACCATCTATACCTGATGTACCGCTAGTACCTGAAGAACCTGAAGTTCCCGCAGTTCCATCAGAACCACTTGAACCTGAAGTTCCTGATGAACCACCTGTTCCACTTGTACCGCTAGTACCTGAAGAACCGTCTGCACCTGAAGTACCACTTGTTCCTGAAGAACCTGAAGTACCCGCAGTACCATCGCTACCTGAAGTACCGTCACTACCTGAAGAACCACTAGTTCCACTAGTTCCTGATGTACCTGAAGAACCATCGGTACCACTTGTACCATCAGTTCCGCTAGTTCCTGATGTACCTGATGAACCTGAAGTACCTGCGGTACCATCGCTACCTGAGGTACCGTCAGACCCACTTGAACCTGAAGTACCCGATGAACCACTTGTTCCACTAGTACCAGAGGTCCCTGAAGAACCATCAGCCCCTGAAGTACCCGAAGTACCACTCGAACCGCTGGTACCCGCAGTACCGTCACTACCCGAAGTTCCATCTGAACCACTCGAACCTGAAGTTCCTGAAGTTCCTGAAGTACCAGATGTTCCTGAAGAACCGTCAGCACCTGAAGTACCACTTGTACCAGATGAACCTGAAGTTCCCGCAGTACCGTCACTACCTGAGGTACCATCACTACCTGAAGAACCGCTTGTTCCGCTTGTACCCGAAGTTCCTGAAGAACCATCTGTACCACTAGTACCATCAGTTCCGCTAGTTCCGGATGTTCCTGATGAGCCTGAAGTACCTGCGGTACCATCACTTCCTGAAGTTCCGTCTGTACCAGATGTTCCATCACTACCTGATGAACCTGAAGTACCTGAAGAACCACTTGTTCCCGCAGTACCATCACTACCTGATGAACCTGAAGTGCCTGAAGAACCACTTGTTCCCGCAGTACCATCACTACCTGATGAACCTGAAGTACCACTCGTTCCATCAGTACCTGAAGTTCCATTAACACCACTAGAACCCGAAGTTCCTGAAGTACCATCTGAACCACTTGTACCACTAGTTCCCGACGAACCTGAAGTGCCAGCAGTACCATCACTACCAGATGAACCTGATGTACCACTACTTCCATCAGAACCTGAAGTTCCATTAACACCACTAGAACCCGAAGTTCCGGCAGTACCATCTGAACCACTCGTACCACTAGTTCCCGACGAACCTGAAGTGCCAGCAGTACCATCACTACCAGATGAACCTGATGTACCACTAGTTCCATCCGAACCTGAAGTCCCGTTTAAACCTGAAGTACCTGAAGTACCTGAGGAGCCAGAGATTCCACTTGTACCCGATGAACCATCCGTACCATCAACACCACTCAAACCTGAACTACCTGAACTTCCATCTGAACCAGAAGTTCCTGAACTTCCATCAGTTCCTGATGAACCATCTGTACCCGAAGAACCTGAAGTTCCGGCAGTACCATCACTACCCGAGGAACCTGAGATACCACTAGTTCCTGAAATACCCGAAGAACCAGAGGTTCCAGCAGTTCCATCTGAACCAGAAGTTCCTGAACTTCCATCAGTTCCTGATGAACCATCTGTACCCGAAGAACCTGAAGTTCCCGCAGTACCGTCACTGCCCGAAGTTCCTGAAATTCCACTAGTTCCTGAAACACCCGAAGAACCTGAAGTTCCTGCGGTTCCATCTGAACCACTCGAACCTGATGTTCCTGATGTACCATCAACTCCTGAAGTACCGTCCGTTCCACTAGTTCCTGAAATACCTGAAGTACCGTCCGTTCCACTAGTTCCTGAAACACCCGAAGAACCTGAAGTTCCTGCGGTTCCATCTGAGCCGGAAGTTCCTGAACTTCCATCAGTTCCTGATGAACCATCTGTACCCGAAGAACCCGAAGTCCCAGCCGTACCGTCTGTACCTGAAGTACCCGAGATACCACTAGTTCCTGAAATACCCGAAGAACCCGAAGTTCCGGCAGTACCATCTGACCCCGAAGTTCCATCTCTACCACTTGTACCTGAACTACCGGCAATACCACTAGTACCCGAACTTCCCGATATTCCTGAAGTCCCACTTAAACCTGATGAACCTGAACTACCACTAGTTCCTGATGTGCCAGTTACACCTGTTACAACAACGTCATTATTATCACTAGTTTTTAAAGTTAATTCTGCAGTTCCAGAATTGAATGTACCTCCAGTTATTGCCGGCGCAAATCCTGAAACAGAAACTGTTCCTCCTGTACTATTGAATAATTCTAACGTGGTAGTGGTTTCATCATAAGTTGCTCCCGTGACAGTTGTTCCACCACCTGTTGTAGTAATTCCTGTAACGACAACTGACGTGCCGTCACTATTATTCAAAGTTAAATCCGATGTCTCAGAATTGTAAGTACCTCCCGTTACAGTTCCAGTGAATCCTGTAATTGAAATTGTCCCACCAGTACTATTGAATAAATCTAAAGTTGTTGTTGCAGAGTAATATGTACCTCCAGTAATTTGAATGTCTGACCCCCAAAATATTCTCCAACGAGCATTTTCTCTTGTTACCCCATTAACACCTTCAATTGTTGAACCTGTCCAAGCGGTAATAAAATCCAAGCCCGCTTGAGAACGATTGTTTACCGTTGTTGAATACTCAGAAACCGTTATCGCTGAGTTTCCTGTCAAACCAGTTAAAGCACCCCAAAGACTGTCATAATCTGGAATATGGTATTGATAAACGGTATCAGTTTCTTGCACATAAACTTGCATACCAAGTCTTCTTCGACCTGATGAAATGTTATCAGAGTTTAGTACAACCGCATCTCTTGAAAATGCATTATTAAGGCCTTTTGTAAATTGAATTGGTATGGTGTTTGCAGATAATTCTACAGGTCCGGAAGTGACACTACCAAAAGACCATATTAAATCCTGGAGGTAATATACCTCCATATAACCTCCTGTTTGAAGAATAGAAAAATTTGTACCAAATGTGGAAGTTCTTGCAACAGATTCAGAACCACTTATCTGTGATGCTGTAATTGGATTTTTGTAGGGAAAAGACATCTAAAGTTTTTTTTAATAAATACAATCAAAAAAAGTATTCACTCAATAAACTTTTATGTTTTTGTATCCCCCTTAAAGTAAATTGCCGAAGTCAATGGCGGTGCCGATGGTTGTACCGCAAATGAACCTAACCATAATACCCTATAAGTTCCTGCAGGAATTGCCGCACCTGAGGTAACCGTAACATTAATTCCTGCCAATGTTGAATCGGGAATACCGTCATTAATCAAATTACTAGAACATGCAGCACCAGAACCAATATCGACCGTCATATTTGTCATAGACCCTCCAACACCGTTTAGTGGTATCCAAATACTATAGAAGTATTGGGCAGAAACCGTAACATCTGATGTTGTAACCTCAATGGTACCAAATGTGTACTGATTTTGAGAACAACCAAATGAATCTGTTCCAGTACCCGATGCTTGTCTAATTGAACCTGTAAATGAAGTCACAGGAGTGATGAATTCATCCTGTGGTGTTGTCCAACCAGGATAGTGGGCATATATGTCCAAATTATTCGAATATCCAACGACGTTTGGAACACCCGAACTATTAAAGTATCCATACCAATCTGCACCTTGTAAGTACATGTAATTTCCTAAATTGTAAGATGAAGCAGCTTCGTTAGGTTCGGGGAATAGGTAGGCGACAAATCCTGACTCAGTTGGAGTTGGTGTTGCTGTAGGAGTTGGTGATTGTGGTGGTGGAGTTACAGTTGCCGTTGGCGTTACAGTAGGTGTTGTAGTTTCTGTCGGTGTTGGTGTAGGGGTAGACGTTTCACTTGAGGTTGGAGTATTAGTTGGAGTTTCAGTTGGGGTTGGAGTATTCGTTGCAGTCTCCGTTGGAGTTGGAGTATTGGTTGGAGTTTCAGTTGGTGTTTCAGTTGTTGTTGGTGTTGGGGTAGGCGTTTCACTTGAAGTTGGAGTATTGGTTGGAGTCTCCGTTGGCGTTGGTGTTGGGGTAGGAGTTTCACTCGAAGTTGGCGTGTTAGTCGGTGTCTCAGTTGGTGTTGGGGTATTCGTTGCCGTCTCAGTTGGCGTTGGAGTATTGGTTGGTGTCTCAGTCGGTGTTTCAGTTGGTGTTGGGGTATTAGTTGCCGTCTCTGTCGGAGTCGGTGTATTAGTTGGAGTTTCGGTCTGTGTTGCCGTTGGAGTAGGTGTAGATGTTTCACTCGCGGTTGGCGTCGGAGTTTGAGTTGGTGTCTCTGTTGGGGTACTTGTTGGAGTTTCGGTTGCTGTTTGCGTTGGAGTCTCAGTTGGTGTTCCGCTTGGTGTCGATGTTTGAGTCACACTAGGTGTTGGTGTCGGGGTTTCCGTCGGGGTTTGAGTTGGAGTCTCAGTTTGAGTTGGAGTTACGGTTGGTGTTGCTGTGTTTGTAGGTGTAACTGGTGGTGTTGTTCCAACTGTTGAGGTTGGTGTGGGTGTTATTGTATTTGTTGGTGTATTGGTTGGAGTCTCAGTTGGTGTCTGAGTTGGCGTCTCCGTGTTAGTTGGTGTTGGGGTTGGAGTTTCTGTATTTGTAGGTGTGACAGTTGAAGTTACAGTCGGGGTTGGAGTTGGAGTACTTGTCGGTAATCCCGGAGTTAACGTTGGTGTTGGTGATGGTGTTGCCGTTGGGGTACCCAAACAAACAACAACACCATTAATCATGTCATTCCTTGAAACGGCAGTGAAATAGGGTGTCGATGAGGTTGAATCTATAAAAACATCAAATGGACCAATAGCATTACTTGACGCAGGAATTCTTACAATATAACACTCCGAACCAACATAGCTGACCTGTTGTTGAACGACCGTATTACAGCCGCTTGCGGTATTAACTACTATGATTGTTTGTAACGCCATGATTTTCTATAATAAATACAAGAAACTTAAACTTTTATTCCCCCCCATTTCGATGAAATCCTTTTTTATTAAATTGTTTCTTGTAAAAAAAATTTATTTTTATAATTCCGTTACTGTTGTTGTAAAATCACACGCGGACTCTGTGACGGTTAAAGTGAAGACACAACTTGCGGTTTCCACAGAAATGGTAAATCCGCAACCGAACGTACAATCTAATATTTCAAACTTTTCACACCCATTACTATCAACGAGTGTGAGCATAATCTGAGGTGCAGAATTAAAAAGTGCCGGTGGGTAAAACGCAGCATCAGGGGGAATAAGTCCTGTGTTGGTGATTGTACCCAAAAAACTTTGGTTGTTACCATAAATGTCTGAGACAAAGACACTTATTGGTACTGCTCCCGTAACGGCCGATATTCTAATCTGTGTCATGTCAAGCAAATGATGTCGTATACTATAATTAGTTTGACACTCACTTCTTGATTAACAATTGGGCTATTTGGACTAGCAGAAATTGAAATTTGATTTGTCAGTGGGTCAACAGTTACTGAAGAAATTCCACTGACACTTTGTAATAAACTTGTAATTGTATTGTACCATACATTATCACTCGGAACATCAACCAAAGTTGTTCCTGTGTAGAATGTATTATTTAGTACAGTATTCTGTGGTTGTACTTCCACCTGAGCAGTGTAAACGGCAGATATCAAAGAACAAACAGTGTTTCCTGATGTCAAATCATTAAATCCTTCAACCAATATTTGATTGATTCCACGTTTTGTGGGTGATAAGATATTGAATATCTCTGAGCCCATCGTGAAAGTTTGATATGTAACACATTGAGAATTACACTCTAGGGTGGTTTGACGAGCAAGAGAACATCCATTAGCATCTTGTACAATCAAACTGTAGGTCCCCCCCGTTAAACCTGTTACGTTAATACTCTGTGGGTTTCCACTGATATTATCACTCCAAGTGAAATTAAAGGGCGCAGTGCCTTGGGAAATAAACGCGGTTATTGTACCCTCACTTCCCGAACCACAAGATGTCGAATACAGAGCGAACTCAACAGGGGGAGTCGATGTCATCGTAAATGGTGTGGATAGAGTACAACCTGAAGCATCTGTTACTGATAGTAGGTGTTGTCCCACACTTACGTTTGTAAAAGTAACGGCAGACAAAAATGTATCTACGATGTTGTTTGTTCCATCTATAGAGTAGGTGACAGGAAGTGTTGCCCCCGATGAGATTTCTACAGACAACGCTCCTTGAGGAACCCCACAAGTTGAACCCGTAATTGAAAGTGTTGTTGTGAACTTTTCTTCAGCAATTAGGGTAACTTGAGTTGAATATGCACAACCCGTTGTGTCTACAACAAATACAGAGTAGGTTCCTGTAGTTAAATTAGGGAAGACTTCCGTGGTTTGGTTGCTTGTTACAACATCGCTGTTTCCGTTGGGGTCAATAATAGTGTAGGTGTAGGGTGCAATTCCTCCTGTTACTTGGACTGTGATTGTTCCGTCGTTTGAGGAACAAAAAGAGTTTGTTGTTGAGGTGTTTACCGAAGAAATTCCACCAGGACTTGTAATCGAAGTTGTTGCATTGAAACTACACAATGCAGCGTCGGTTACTTGGAAAGTATAGTTACCACTACTCAAACCTGTTAAAGTGAGAGTTGTCGAATAAGAAATTTCTACATATCCTGTACTTGCCGAGTAATAATAAGGCGCAGTTCCTCCTGTCACAATGATGGTAACACTACCATCTGCGTCGAAACAAGTGGGAGGCACTGATGTGAAAGCTCCGAGTCCTACAGACGGAACTTCTGTTACGTTGGCATTTTGGGTAAGTTGACAACCATACGCATCGGTAACCTGTACAGAATAAACTCCTTGAGTTAGCCCTGTTATACTACTTGTGGTTTCACCGTTACTCCATTGATATAAGAATGGTGACTGACCCGTGATTCCTGTAACATAAATTCTGCCCAATGGAGTTGTATCACAAGACGCGTCAGGAACTACATATAACCCATAAGACAGAGGTGTAGATTGTTGAACAATAAAATTTTGACTCGTCCCTGTAGCTCCTCCACCATCGAAAGCGTAAAGGTAATAGGTGTCCGCCGATAGATTGTTGAACTCTACCGTACCTGTATTGGTAACAGCTGAGGTAATGTAGGTATCTGAGCCATTATAGAGATAATAGTTGGTTGTTGCAAATACGGATGAAGACGTTCCTGTAACAGAACCATTGTCAAGTCCACAAGTTGTGGGATTGACATTAAGGACAGAGACACAGAGACAATCCGAAACAATTACGTTGATGAAAAATTCTGCGTTTACTGGAAGTGCAGAGTCGTTAGCCCTTACAAAGTAAGTTCCCGCAGGTAAGTTATCTTTGAAATTACCAACACCAAGTTCAGGGTTATACCAGTCAAAAGTATAAGGGGGAACACCACCCGTTGCATCAATCAAAACAGCACCAAGACCCGTGGCACAAGCACCCGTCACATTCAAGGTGTAATCAAACACAAGCCCGTTACCAAACGGAACGGGTGTGGGTGTTGTAGTTGGTGTTGGAGTGGGTGTAGGTGTTGCCATCTTATGCGGTGATTAGTTCTTCACCCAATTGAACCTGAACAACCTCAGGACAAGTTAGTGTTATGTTTATACCAACGTTAAGTGAAACGGTCTGAAGAGAATTCTCAGTAACACAGTTTAAATTGGTGATGGTAAGAAGATTACCGTTCAAAGTATAAGTGTAACCGTATTGATATAAATTGTTTAAATTATCAATTAGGGTTTGTCTCCATAAAAAGGCTGACGGCACATCATTAATTCCATACCCTTGGTAAAAGAACACATTGATGATTGTTTGATTACCAATAGTCAAATTCAAATACCATTCGGAAGAAATTGAATTTGGATTATAAAGAGATTGGTTAGAACCGACAGATACCAAGTAATTATTAACCCTGTTTGTTAGAATCGATTGAAAATCCGAAACAGATGTGTTTCCATTCAACCAAGGATAAATAAAGAAGTCAACATACTCAGTGTTACAATCATAGTCAAATACATTCGAAATGATGAAACAAGGTTGTGCTTCAACAGGAATAAGTTGACAACCTCTTTGTCTTCTGTAAACAAACTTTTGTTTGTGGAAGATAGAGTTCTCCAATCTTGTGCCCGCATTCCAAATTGTTGTCGCGGCAACCATCTGTTCAATCAACTTGGGCCAGTAGGGTCCCATGGCATCCACATACTCGATGAGTTTTTGGTAGGTGTATTTGTTGTTTGGTAATCCAACAGTCTGTTCAGATTGAATATACTTCCAAAATATCGACTGAAGGGTTGGGTATCCCCCCGTTTTACCGTCGGTGATGTACATACGGTTACGGGTGTTAATCATATTTTGCCAGAAGGTTTGGTAGAACTCAAAGAATGTTTTCTTCTGTGGCTCAGGGTCAATGAATGTATCATCAATCCCACCTGGTGAAGGGAAGTTCGCAGTGAACCCTGATTCGGGAATCGGATAGTTGTAAATCCTTGACTGATTCCAAACATCGTAGGCCAATCCCTGACCTACGTTCATAAACAGGTCAATGTTCTTTACGTTTAGGACTAACTTTTCATCGTCGGTAAAATAGTACGCCTCGTATCCTTGTTCGGTATCAACTCTCAATCTATTGTCAGATTCTAACCAAGACTTCTTATTGTCAGGTACTCGTCTTAACTTAAACGAGTCACTCATATAAGGGAACTGAGCAAATCTTTGGAGGTAGATACCACCGTATGTAAATGGTTCGAGTTGTGTCTGAACGTCAAAGTTCTGTCCTGTAAAGACATCTCCCGTTACCGTAACTTCATTCGGACTTCTGTGGTCGGGGGTAGATTCATACCAACCCGCACCTTCTTGGAAAAACACACCGTTACTTCCCGTAGGACTCGGTGCTTGTGGCCATCCAAACTGGTCAACAGGATAATCATTTCTCCTGATGTTTACAGTTTGGAATGTCGTAGAAGTAGTGTAGGCAGTGAAAATTTGACCTCTGATAGAAAAAGTATTTCCTGGTGATAATGCTGGTTGTTCATTGACGTAAGTACCACCTGATAGTTGAGCAAACTGAGAATTAAAATTATCCATATTAATTCTTTGGTCCGCCAAGTAGATGTATTCATTGAAATCAATCAATGCGTCGGGAGCACCGATAAGTCTGAGTAAAAATTCAATCGAACGTCTTGTACCTTTAGACTTGAAAAGGTATGCCGAATTGAGAATCAAATTCCTGTAGAACTGGTAATTCAATTCTGTAGGAGTTTGTGCTCTCGAGTATCCTGGGTATTCGATTTGACTTGTATTACCAAAAACACTTTCCAAGAAATCCTCGTTTGTGATGGGAGAAAAATTGTTACTCCACCCAAGGGTCTGTGAAAGATTAAATAAAAGTTGGGATGGAATGTCGTTTTGTGGTACATAATGAACTGAGTTCATATGTGCCAAGGCATCGATGTATTGTTTGATTTGGTCGAAACTTCTTCCGTAAATCTGAAGTATCTTCTCAACCTTTTGTCCTAAAGTGTCAAATTCCTTAATGGATGCCGTGACCAAAAATCTTGAAATAAGATTTGTCTTGTAGGTGTCAAGGTCCTCAGCAACGTCCGCCAATCTGGTTAGGTAATCATCGAATCTGAATGAGGTGATATCCAAGTTCCAACTTCCGTCTTTTGGGAAAGTCACCTGAACATAAGAGGTGTAGAATTGTCCTGATTGATTTTGTGCGGGAACTTGGAAATTGGCCGTATACTCAGGACGAATAAGTCGATTCATCAAGAATTGCTCAACCTCGTCAAAGTTTTCTTGGAATACTTTGTCCACAATGTAATTGCTCGGACGAATCAAGAAGTCTGTGGTTGACGAAGTCGTACTCGAACCAAATGGTGAACCTGAAACAACAAAGGTAAGATTTCCCGATGACTGAGATACCGACGGAACAAAATCAACGATAGGGTATGTTCTTCCCGAGTAATCCAAAACGTAGTTAAGGAAACTTCTTGTTAGGTTACGGTACTCTGATGTCACCATCTCCCTTACCATCATGTTGGTTGTAGCACTCTGAGAGAACTCAATCATAAATGGATTGTACGAACTTCCAACAGGAACCACAAAACTAGTTTCATCTTCTACAGGGTCGTAAGAGATATTGGTCGCAGTTTGTCCTGTAGTGAAATCGGGCATTACCCTACGAACATCAACCGCCGCAGGGAAAAAATTAATAATATGAGTAACAGAAACTTGAAGTCTCTTAGCTAACGAACCATATAAAGAAAAGTTAAGAACTTGAGAGACATCATAATTTGGATATACTCTAAACTGAGTTTGAATAATCCTTCTACTTTCCTCCAAGGAATTGACATCCAAATCCTCCAAGGAAATCGGATTGGAGAATGTCCCGATGGAAAAAGTTCTATTGACCTTCTCTGTTACAGAGGTGGTAAAGTCAAATACTGACGACGTAAGTCCTCCCCCCTCGACAAGTTGGAATCCAACTATGTCGTCGAAGGTTCCCACCCCGTTACCCGGTGCTGGTGGATAAAAGAACTTAGTTGAATTAACCGCCATTAACTAACTATTGTTGTGAAGTTTTTAGTAAAATCAATGTTTGCACCTCTATCTTGACGTACCTCGTAAAGAAGAGCGTTAAACTGGTCACGAATCTCAAACAGGTTGTATTGTTTGTAAATGTTATTTTCACTATCGTAGATGGTGTAAATTCCATCATCAATACTCTTGGTCTGATTTCCGTAAAGGGCAATAGCAAGAGACGATACATCGTACTCAACCATATCAATCTCAATTGTTACGGGATTGAAGTAGGTGTTAGTAATAATGATGTTTTGACCTGGCTGACCGATGTAAGGTGTTGCGTTAGGCTTGTTAGTTGGTGATGATGAAGGTGAAACTGTACAGAACATCAAATTCGTCACCCCGTCAACATAACGGTATCTGATTGCTTTTTGAGTGGTGTTGACTTGGTTTACAACAACCGGCTCACAATAGAAGTTTGAAGTTATAATTCTAAAGAAGTTTGGAATCTTAGAACCATCCGAGTTCAAGTACTCAACTCTAAACCCAATAAGACCTTGTGGGGTAAACTTATTTCTGAATTGACTTGGCACATTGGTGAGGTCAATGATAATCCCTTTCACATTCGGTAGGGCAGACAACACACCACAATCGGTAATTGATGTTCTAATCTGTGCAGGACGTAACATCATCGTATAGATACCCACCTGATTGAATACGTCAGCAGGGAGTGTTAGGTTATAAAGTCCACCAAGTACCTCAACGTTGGCGTTACCTCCAGTATTGGCATTATTGAAATAAGGTCTCAATACTGATGGAGCATCCAAAGTGGTTAAGACAAAATCTTCCGTCTCATCCCTTGATGGAGTGTAATTTAAGATTATCTCCACATCTTCGGGAGATACATCTGAGGGTCTTATTGTACCATAGGTGCCGATTGCCATCCTTGAAGTTTCTTATTTTTATAAATAGTTTATCACTTATTTTCTATGGTGAAATATCCATAACCATAGTTTATCAATCCTGAAAGGGTAGAGACCTCTCCCAATCTTTGAACTTGTTGATACGCAGTATTCTTTCCCCTTTGGACAAAAACACTGGTTACCACTTGTGGTTGGTCCTGAATCTTCAAAAGAAGTTCATCTTTTGTAATCGGAACCGCAGTCAACATATCACTTGTAAAACCACTACTGTTTTCGAAGTAGATACTTGTACCATCAGAATAATCGTAGTAATCCACATCTTGTATGGTGTAGGCGGTAAACACAGGATTCATATCCGTGATAACCCCCAAAGGTTGGCTTCCTTGGAATACAGGGACACCCACTTGGTATTGAACAGGTCCATACAAAGACAACTCACTCACCCTTGATGTTGTTAATCCTGACACCACAAACGGAACTTGAGTGTACCCTGAAGATACCTCACTCTCCACAGTGTTTACTGCATCCCCCGAGAAGATGTAATCGTAACTCACAGGAGTATTTGCCCAACTACCACCCAAAGGAGTGAAGAACGCCCTCCCCAACGGGTTGTAAATAACCGCATTGGTAAATGGAACTTGTACAATCTTCGATACCGTATTGACACCAAAAGGTGTTGTCTGTTTCATACTAATGGTGTACCCTGAAGGTGTTGTTGGGTAGTTGTGAGACAAGGTATCACCAGTGAAAATCTCATCAGGAGTATTGTCCCCCCAGTTAATAGTGTACGCCGCCAGTCCCAGGTAAGTGGCCGCTTTATCCGAAGAATTAAAAACGGTATAAACGTAAGGAGAAGATGTCGACGAAGTGAAGATAAAGTTTGTCACCACATCTTTCTGCTCGGCAGCTCCGTCAAAGGGAGAATAATATCCCAAATCAATGGTTGTCTCGGTGAGCATTATACAAACACTCAACCCAGTCATAATTGAACTTCCGTTGGTTCCCCCACTTAAAATCTGAGACATACCTGAGTACACCCCAATTGTCTCACCACTGACATTAACATAAGATAAGTCCGAGGTAATATTTGCGGGCCCAACAACAAAACGATAATCAGCCATTTGGTCCTACATATTCATACCATTTTATGGGAGTTGTTGTACCTACTCTATCAAAGGTTATCGTGTCAAACACCACATACTTTTTTGTTGGGTAATCAAACTTATACAAATAGTAAAAGTTAAAGGTGTTATTCACGGCAAAAGAGTTCAAGTTCTGTAAACTCTGAGGTCTGTTAACCATCCTTACAAATTGACCTGTCTTGGCATTGTAAAACTTACACGACACGTAAAACTGGTCCACATCAATATATTCCCTCGACTTTAACCAATACAAGAAAAATCCGTCAGTGTCACCAACAAAGTCCAAAGAGAAAGCCGGTTTGTTAATCAAAACATCTTGTCCTTGCATTACCACAGGAGTTTGTTCCCCTTGAGTGGTTGGGATGATGACAGTAAGATAGTTGGTCTGACCCACCTGACTTGGAGAATCATAAAAGTCCAACTTAAAAAAACTCCGACTGAAATTAGGGGTGAAGTAATAAACCTCGTTATAGGTAAATCCTTCTGCCGTGTAATCTGTTATCCAATTCTGAGTTGAACCTGTTCCCGAGATTGTACCACCACTGAAGAAATTAAACTCATAATTGATGTTTGTTCTTATAGTGGGGGTTGGTTGGATTACATTAGTAGTGGGGGGAATGAAAGTGTAACCTGAGTGACTGAATCTTGCGGTTTCAAAGTCCACTCCCAAACCAGCAACATCTTGGTTGATTTGGTCCTCGAGTTTAGTAATTTCACTTTCAATGTCCAAAATCTCCCAGTCGAGCATCACAGGAACTTGAAGAACTTTGTCTTCATTTGTTACCCCCAATTTGATTTGAAACTTATTCACAGTCGTCAATTAATGGTTGTACAGCAATGTCAAATCCACTCAACACATTTTGATAATTACTTCCTTCAGGAATTAATCTAAAAATTTGGTCAGAGAACGGATAGTGTGCTCGGTTTAGGAATGGGTAGTTGACACCTCTGTCGAGTTCGTCGTACTCCCCATATAAATAAGGCTCCCTCCATCTGAAGGTTTGGTCTTGTGAAGAATAGAACGCCCAATTGGGAATGTTATCCACAAGTTGACCCGGTGCGGTTTCAATGTAATCTGAGAAAACTCTCAACACCATAGGGTTATGAGGTAGATAATAATATCCTTGTGAGTTATTGGTGGGGGTTGCTTCTGTGGTAAAGATATCTTGATTGAAATTAATCTTTTGTACGTATCTTGAAACAACTAACTCAGCTTGGTTGTAATCATTCCATTCACAAAAGTCACCATCAATTAAATCCCCCACGTTCAAAACTCTATTGTAGTAAAAAGTTTCTGTTGTTCCGTTTGTTAAGGTGTAAGAATCTACAGGTATATTTGTGTAACAATCACTATTGGTATCTTCCCACCAACTATCAGAAACGTTAGTTAGGTTAAATACCCAACCTTGTCTTAAACCAAATCCATTATTAGGTTTGTTGAAGTAACCACTATATCCTTTATTGACAATCGACAGGAATATTTCACCTACAGGTCTGTTCTGATTGTCGGTGATGGCACTTAATACAACATCTTGTGCCATGGTTGCCGTGTAGGTCAATGAACTTGTCTTACGAGAGATTCGAGTTATATCATTTGGAGTGATGGAACTGTATTCCAATTTTCTCTCATTTGAGAATGAATTGAGTTCGAAACCTGATTTGGTTACGATAATATCATTCTCATTCAACAAAACTCGGTTTTGTCTAACATAATATTTTGAGCGAGTTTCCGTTAGATTGTTCGGGTCAACAACCCTTTTGAAAGTTCCCGTTCTACCATTGACAAATGTGGTACCAGTATAACCCACATTCAATATGTTGAATATGTAATTGGAACTATCGTAATTGGAATTACCAAAAGAGAAAACCTCAAAAACGGTTTGTTGGTCGTAGTCAAATGACAATTCAACGTAATTACCCTCAATTAAGTTGTGGGGCATAAAACACTGAAACGATATTATATTCGCTCCACCCTGAGTTGATGCCGAAACTATAAAAGGAATACCATCCCCCGATAACCAATTCACCGTGGTGTTTTCGTAGGTTGCCTCCATAGGTTTGGTGTAATCATTCTGAGCAGGATAAGTCACATAGTAAGTCCAATTGTAGGTGTATGCACTTTCAGCCTTGTAATCAAAATGTCCATCCTGAACATCAGGACGGAATAAATCAAATTCATAAAATTGGGGAAACCCTTTCCACACCCCACTAAGTTTGGATTGAGTAGGTTCAACATAATACAAATTATTTTTGAATGGATTGTATCCTGTTGTTCCTGTCAAAGTATTGTTGTAGAGATATTGAATTTTGAAGGTAGGTCTAAACCTTGAACTGGCCTGTCTTTCATCCTGATATAACTGAGGTAGAGAAATTGCAGTATTTCTAACATACTGAGTCAACTCTTTCTGAGTTTGATTCAGGTCGATGGTTACCTTTTGGTCAACAATCGGTGCAGATTTAAACTGTAACTGAGATGGAATGATAACAAAATTATTCATCTGCCAAATATTTTGATTTAAATCTGTCAAGTGCCGTTGCACCGTTTATAAGTCCGAAGTAGAAATGGTTAGGAGCGCCCACCGCGAAAACACTTGGATAATTTCCCGCAGTTGCTGAGTTATTACCGTTAGAATCTACGTTGAAAATGTAACCTCTTGCGTAAACATCATTGAGTTGAGAGTTTGACCCCAAAAAGTAAGAAGGTTGTGAAGGGTCAGTTCTATCCAAGGACTGATAGTTCTTACTGAAAATGTCACTATTATCTGTCGCCCAGTCGTTACTTTGAGTTCCAAATATCCCCACTTGATTTCCTAATCCAATTGTAGTACCCAATTCACCAATCCATCTTGCCACATCATCTCTCTCCCATCTGTAGAATGGAACTCTCTGTGATTTAAGGTTGTAGTAGTAGGGGAATGCGTTGGAGTTTGGTGTGGGTCTGAAATTGATTCTTCCCGGTGATAAGTAATCTTTGTATTGTAAATCTTCAGTAGTGGAAGAATAAAAAATACCCATCACAGAAAAACCATTAGGATTTCTCGCAATGTAAATTGGGTTGTTTGGTGAGTTGGGGTCCTCTTGATAATTCTGTGCTGTGAACTTCTGTACCCCGAATTCTGAGTTGATTGACAATGCTTGAGTTATATCACCGTCTAAACGTAATACAGGTCTCGAGAACAATGAATTTATCGCCAAGTTTGTTCCAACAACACCAGGAAAAGCACTGGTGATATATCTTAAGAAAAATGAATTGGTTATTCTTGAGATTACAAAAAGATTTAACAGGTCACTAGTGTCACCATAACTGGTCGGATTCAACACATTCATAACAAATCCATCGTCCGAAGGGTTAAGAGTTATCTCTTTGAAGATTTCTGTCTTTGGACCCAAATTCATAATAGTTTTCGGTGACTGCAAACTATAGTCGTTCAATGAACCTGTAAGAGCACTATTCAGTTTTCCAATAAAGGAATCTGAAGTTGGACTATAAGGACTACTTCTGTAGTAGTAGTTATTACTATCATCGTTATAATAAACCAAGTCCTTACAAAATACTCTATTGGTTACTTGATTGTTTGACCCATACAAAGTTCTCACTTGGAACGGGTAGGTATAGAGTGTACCATTAACCCAGTTGTTTGTGAAGGTTTGTGATAACACTCCCTGACACAAGGCATAAAAGAAACGGTATCTTAAACCCCATTCATTGAAGGAAATTAAATCTCCAGGAAGTCCGATAAGTAACCTTCTAGCAAAAACAAAACAACCTTGTTCAACTCTATCTTCTTGAGCACAATTCGAATCTACAATTAAAGTGTTACCTGAATTAGAATAACAATCCAAACTAACCATATTGGTACAAGAGAACGTATCGGCAACATTCAATGCGTCAGGTAAATCTTCAATATCATTACCAACAATGGTTGCACCCGCACCATAAGAAGTAGTTACGATATTCTCTCCCGCAGTCTCCAAAATATACATATTGAATCCTCTATTCATTTGAAGAACGGGTACTATCGAATTCCATTCGGGACCATCCAAGAAGTCCGAGGAAGGTAATCTATCAGTTCTTAGTACATTTCTTGTTTTATTAGACAAATTCATCTGAGTCGTAGTACCCGTAACTGTAGGTAGAAGAGAGAACGAAAAATAAACACTTTCAGAGTTGATGGGAGAATCTTTACTCTCAATCAAATAAAAATCAGCGCCAGATAAATCTTCAGCGGCATCATATTTTCCCGGATTTGGTTGTGCAGAAAAAGCATCGTTTACACTCTCATTCTTACTTGTCACCATCTCCACAGAACTTATCGTGGGAGTATTCAAATAATTTGATACAAATCCGAAAGTACCACCAGCATTCGGATATATTGAATAATTTCTATTACCATCTATTGAACTGTAGTATCCAACATTCGGTGTAGTAAATGCGGTGTAGGTATTACCCCCCTCAAAAAAGTAAGACGGATAAAATATATTATTTTGACTTGTATGTTGTTGTACCGATATATTATTGGAAGGTAGACTCTGTATTGGTATATTCAGTCTTGTATTTGCTGTAAAAGTGAATGAATCCTCACTTGGAAGACCCAAAATTTTACCAATTCCGTATCTGTTCACATATTGAGGAGAATAAGGGTCAACACCACGTTGAAGAATTAATATGTATTGATTATCAAAATCATTGAAAAATTCACGTGTTTTTACATTCAGGGGGGTCTGTTGAGCCCATCCTCCAAAGTCCAAGTTCTTCTGAGACCATTTTATTTGTGTTGAAGAATCTAACACTTTTAACAAACCATTGAATAGATTAGGATTGTTACAAGGACCTGTTGGTGAAACCGTTCCAACCCCCTGTATAATCTGAGGAACTGTAGAAGCACAAATGTTACTGAATCCCTGAATATAACCATTCCCTTGGTCAAATGGCGTTGTAAGGGTAAATTGTTGGTTGTTCCCTGAGCAATCTACATATGTAACAGTAACTGATTCAGGAGTACCAGGAGCCGGTACATCAGTCTCAATCAAATAGTTGTTACAAACTCCTTGACTCCCACTTCCTGACGCTATCGCAAATGCGTCGGCAACAGTAATCGCGGTCAACACTTGGTAATATTCCAAGTCCGCGGGGAATCTATAATTATCTATGGTTGAACCACTATTCAAAAAGTAAGTCTTGGAAGAATTACTTGTTTGAGATGTCGCATAATTTACGGTTACCTGTCCGGGTCCTGATTGTAAAGTTGTCCCCGTAATTCCATTAAAATTAGTGTTTCCTGTAAATAAAAAGTTAACGTCTTTCGTGTTTTCAATCCCAACAAAAGTCAATAAGGTTCCAGATGGAAGTGCCGACTGTGTTAATAACGACAAAGTATTATCAAAGTGTTTAGTTGTGGTGTTCGAAGGATAATCGAAACTCACACTAATTTTGTTCTCACCGTCAAAATATTTTTTACGTGTGTTAAAAATATTAATCCTTTGAGCCATTGGTATATTTGTCGATATCGCAAAAACTTTTTTGGGAATATTCAAATTGTTTCTTGTATCCGGAAGTCGCTGTGTTTGAGACTGAGTAGACCTGTTCTGTAAAAATTTATCTTCAGGTCCGGTACGTGTTCCAATCGCTTCTGAAAATATTAAAGAGAGTACAGATACGTTAGCATCACTTGGTTCACCATCGTCCCCAATCTTCTGAGCCGGTAAACCATTAAAATCTGAGAATGATTCAAAATATAAACCGCTCGTTGTTAAGGGTGATAACAGAGATGTTGGTAGTGCATCCCCTTCGGCATCAGCACCCGAAGTGTTACAGTCACAATTCCTACACTCGGGATAAGTAATCATAGGAAGTCGGAGTGGTTTAAACTTGATAAAACTTACAAATTGTTGTAAGACTAAAGACAACCTTGTACCCCCAGCTAATATACCAGCACCAGCAATAATTAAAGGAATACCCGCACCACCAAAGATAGCCCCAATAGTTCCAATTACAATTAATGCATATCCAACAACATTTTGAAGACGGATAAATAAGTTGATAATCGGAATTATTACATTATTGATTAAGAAACCCACTAAGTGATATACAAATAAAACCACAGGGAAAATTAGTTGAATAAACTGCATTAAAATGGCAAAAAGGAAAAAGGATATGCTGAAGTTTTTTACCCCATCATTTACCGGAAATTTGTTCACTGTTGTACTACAATCATTATCCCCGATTTCCTTAACACCTAAAAATCTTCCACGGTTGAACCCTCTCTTATATTGGTCCAAAAGTCCTGCGGGAGTATAAACTTTGTTATACTCCATCTCATAAAAAGTATCCTCACAGTTGATTGCCGCTTGGAGTTTTTTATTTATTACTGTGACATCTTCTGCATCAGTGTATCCACTCCAATCCAAACCAAAATAATATGAACTCGCTAACTCCCGACTTGTACTCAACGAGTTTGAATAGTTTGGGTCAATGACAGGAGTTCTCCAACCCCACTCCCTAACGTTAGGTAAAAGGTGATAACCTCTTTTTATTGGGTCAGTATCTGTCGGTGATTGTTGCCATTTAACTTTGAATCTATACTTTCCCTTTGTCGGAATTCCAACCCTCGGGTCTCTCGAAAAAATTCTCTGACCATCCTCACTTGTAGTAACGTAGTCTAAGTTCATCGGAACTTCCACTAACCAAGTTCCATTTTCATCGATTACATTACCCGAGTTTTCTAATCGGTATTCCTCGAGTGATGGTCTACCTTGCGAATCTTGAACAATGGTTTGTCTAATTGCTAAAATTTGGCCAGGACCCGAGGTCAAATCACAAAGATTACCCATGTTGTCTTTGGGTTTACAACCTGCGGTTAATAATGAAGGGGGGTCGTCCCCAAATCCCAAAGGTGCCGCGATTTTGAATTCATCGGTTGTGGAAAAAAGTGAACCAAGAAATACTGCCGTGGGTTGTATATCCACATTTGCATCATCTCTTAAGTCAAAGTCGATTCGGCTTATTGAGGACTGACATATTGCAGGTTCACCCCAAAAGGGTGCAACCTCGAAGGTCTTTTCAATGTGAATGATTTGTGGTAACGTATCCAAATCCGTTGAAGTTCTAAATTCACTTCCGGCAACCTGAGATTCGGTTGCCAAACCAATTCTAATTAAGTCCTGAGGTGTTAAAGAAAATTCTCCAATGTCACTTAAGTCCAAGTCCATGACTATGGTCTGTTGACCCACGGGGACCCCCAAAATCATAAAGTCCCCACTCTCGTTGGTTTGTACAGTAAACTTGTAATACTTGTCATAGATATCAACAACCACAGGGTCTTCCAATACATCGTTTCTTGATGGGAAAGTTCCAGTCGCAGCATGGGTTGAATACGACTTTACGTAAGGTAATAAATTAAATCTGTACCCATCAACATTTTTATCGTTGGGTTGGGTGTAGGGATAAAGTTCTACAATTCGGTCATTTAAGGAGTCTACCTCATTAATTGGAACAAAAATCGATACTTTAGCATTGGGTATTCCGAAACCCCCATTTGCAACAACTCGTCCGACTACCACACCAAAGTCCGCACAATCTCTTGGGTAAACATCGTTTTGGACGATTTGAAGAGACAGAATTTCTAAGAATTCAAAGTCTTGGTCTAATTGGAAAGATAAGTTTCTATCAACTCCAATTTGTGTTTGTAATCTTAGTGACTGTCCCATTCAAGGTTTTAATGATAAATATTTATGGTGTTTTTTTTTGAAAAACACAGTTTTACTTAAACAAAATATACCTTGAATGAAAATTAAATAAAGGTGTTAAGAGAAAGAAACGTTTTGAAGGTTCTTGACTCTTACAACAATATCTTTCTGAGGATATCTGACTTGGTAGATTTGATTCGGCTCAGCGAAAATTGTGTCATCAACAGGACGAATAATTTTTAATTCAGGGTCAGAGTACGGCATCGACGTTTCAGCACCCGAGTATTGTCCCCCCACTTTATTTGATATAATTACATCCGAAACTGTAATCACTCCAGTGGTGTTTTGGATTATACTTCTCAACTGTGATAGGTATACATTTTGTCCTAACTCTCTGAGTAAGGGGTCAAAGTAGTCTGAAACTCTATTAACCACCTCAGATATAATCTGACCTGAGTTTTGTGTGGCGTCGAGAACTACAGAGATGTCTACACCCAAATCGATTACGTTGGCAGTTGTAATTTGAATGTAGTCATTTATCATTCTATAGTTTGATAAATAATTCGCCACGTTTTGTTTTAAGGTGTTGGATACAATGTTTGTCAACTTTCCTGAGGTGTCGTAGGACAAAAGATTAATCAATATCTTATTGTTGTTTTCCGTGATAGATACTTTAGCAGGGGCACCAAATTGACTTGGCATATTTCTCAAAAGAGATTCATAGTCATTAACCGTTACAGCTCTTTTTTGTGCTGAGAAATTGAAACTAACGTAATTTCTAACTTCCTCCGTTGTAGGTACGTTCGAACCTCCGATTGCGGCTGTTGGGTTGTTACACCTTAAAGAGTTGATTACAGAACTGTTAATAGTTGCTGAAGGTCCATTAACAAAGAATGAGACCGTACCAATCTGATTGATAACATTTGTTCCAATGTTTGTGGCCAATCCTCCTCCGATTCTATACTGAACAAACAAGGTTGAGTTGGGAGTTAACGTTGAACCTAACGAGAAATTATTATTTAAAGATTGAATGTTTACAGGTACCCCGAGGTTGGTAAACGCATTCAATTGGTCCTGAGCGGATGTTGTTCCACCTCCGAAAGTTACTTTCAAAAAACCTTCAGGGGTATACTCGGTAATAAATCTATCATTTGTTTGAATGTACCTTCCAACCTTTAAACCTGGCTGGTCAGATACTTTTGTAGGGTCTTCAATGAAAACTCTATCCTCGGCCAAAGCATCCACCTCAAACCATCTGTTGGTTAATCCCAAAAACTCCGAGGCTGTAGGTACATTTGTGTAGTTGGTTCCTGATTTGAGTAGAACACTTGTAATCCCTAATACATTCTTTTCAGGTAAGAAAAGTTCGAAGAATGGTCTTACGTCACTAGCATTAACAACTCTTTTGAAAACTTTCGTAATACCATTTACCACAAGTTCTCTCTTGGTAATTGTATAATTAATTAAGTTACCATTGGCGTCAAAGTTAGGTATCTTAGTTCTGTTGGGAAATCCTGAACTATTGTAGGGGGAAGCAAAATCAACATCGTTTTGATTTTCAAACGCAATTCCCGCTCCAAAAACTTGTGAACCTCTAGTAAGAATTCCCAAGTATCTTTCATCTTCTTTGTCCCCAAACGCAGGAACCGTGATTGAATAATCCACAAGAGCAACTGAGGGTCTTTGTCCTGGGATTTTTAAACCATACGTTCTGGCAATATTATAGATTGAAGACCTTTGTTGTGCAAACTGAAGTACCGTTTCTTGAATACTTCTATCAATATTATAGTGTAGATTATCCGCAACCGCTGCGTTCAAATCTAAAAATACTGAAAATACAGAAGCATCATTAAAGTCCTGAATCAATTCAGGATAGTAGGTTCTTACATAATTTTGTAATTCAACCCTGATACTATCGTAATCTCTGGCGGTGTAGGATATTCTGTTGTTAGCCATATAATGTTAAATATTCAAGATAATAAAATCACTTTGTGCAAACGTATTATTATCAACCGCGTAGTCAATTCTAACCTTTGCTGTGTATTCTGAGGTTCCTTTACCAGGAACTTTGAAAATATTATCTCGGTTCTGACCCGGTAGTGGTTCTCCCTTAGCCAAGGGAACTTCTTCTGAGGGGTCTGCTGGTTCTATCGTGATGTTATTGATTAATAAATTCGGCATAAATTGTTGAACGGAGTCCCTTATATCCGATTCTATTGCGTCAAATGTTAATCCATCAAATGGCTCAAAAAGAAATTCATATAATCTCGTTCCAAAGGTTGGTAGATAATATCTTGAACCTTTTCTTGTTAATAACAAATGGATTAAATCACTACGTATTTGTGCGAACTGGGTTTCAGTCAAGAGTAAAAAGTCCCCTTTAGGTGAATCCTCAAAAGGGAATGCTAAACCATATGTTGTACCTTCAGCCATTTCACATAAATATAAGTTTGATTTATTTTTAAGAAATGAAAAAACCCGTCAAATCATTTGACGGGCTTTTCATTCATTAAGTATCAAAAGATTGCCTTATGCCTCACAACTCACGCAATGGAGGTCGTTTAGATTCAACTTCTTCCTCGCGAATGCTTGTGCCGAGTTCATTGAGTGCTGATAATAAAGAGTTTTAACTCCCAATTGCCATGCGTCAATCAATAACTTGTTAACATCCTTAGTGGGCATTTCAGGTGAAATCATTAAGTTCAAGGATTGAGATTGGTCAATAAAATCTTGTCTGACCGCAGCTTGGTTGATAATTGCGGATTGATTGATTTCTGCAAAGGTTCTGAATACTTGTTTCTGTTCATCAGAAAGAAATTCCAAATGTTGAACTGAACCATCGTGTTTTTTGATACTGTCCCAAGTTGCCTTGGTGTCTTTTTTAAGTTCCACCAATAACTTCTGTAAAACAGGGTTCTTAATCGTAACCTTTAGTTTAGCAACATCCTTGACGTAACAATTTGACCAAATAGGTTCAATTGACTGTGACACTTGTCCTAAGATAAATGCTGAAGAGGTTGTAGGTGCAATTGCGTTCAAAGTAACGTTTCTTCTTCCATATCCAACAAGTGTTTCAGGTTCACCGAAAACTTCCGCCAATTTAGCCGAAGCCTCGTATGATTTTTCTTTGATAAGTTTGAATACTTCAACATTCAACCTTGCACTATCTCTACTGTCGAAAGGAAGACCCTTAGACTGAAGAAGTGAGTGCCATCCTAACACACCCAATCCAAGAGCTCTTTGTCTCTTAGCGAAGTTGTATGCTCTTTCAAGATAGAAGAATGCTCTTTGTCCCTCAATGGTTCCGTTAGTTCTAAGGTTATCGATTTTACTAATAAATTCCGTAACAACTGCATCCAAGAAATAAACCATCATTTCCACAGCATCGGTATCCTTCCATTCATCATAGTGTAAGAGGTTCATCGAAGATAAAACACAAACAAATGACTCATCCTCCGAATTGTGAAGAGCAATCTCAGAACATAGGTTTGAGTTATAAATCTTCATGTTTTTGTTCTGATATACTTCGGGAGACTTGTTGTTCATAGTGTCGGTGAACATAATATAAGGATACCCTATTTCACCTCTTCTTTGAATTACCTTAGCCCATATTGCTCTTTTTTCTTTATCACCCGCAATCATCTCGTTCATGAATTCATCGGTCACGGTAACCGCGTGAGTCAAGTCTTGGATTGGGAAACCCTCAGTACCGATTTCCAAAAATTCTTTGATATCGGGGTGTTCAATAGGAAGGTAAGGTGAGAATCTTCCACGACGGGTTGAACCTTGAGAAATATTATCTACAACACTTTGGAAAAGATTCAAGAAGTGAACCGCACCTGGTGCATGTCCGTTGTCTGTGATTTCAGCTCCACGACCTCTAAGGTTTCCAAAATATCCTGAAGTTCCACCACCCATCTTGCTCATTTCACCAACCTCAGCTTGTGTGAAAAGAATAGATTCAATGTTGTCACCAACATTAGAACCGAAACAACTTACAGGGAGTCCTCTTTTTTTACCGAAGTTTGCCCACACGGGGGATGATAAAGAATACCACCCTCTACCCATATAGTCATAAAACTTATCTGAGAACCCTTCCATCCCCAAAAGTTTTTCCGCATGGTCTGCGATTGTTCTAATTCTTTGTAGTGGTTCTTCTCCCTCACTCAAATATCCTCGACGAAGGAATGTAATTGACTCGTCATTAATCCAGTCAAATGCTTCTCTATTTTCCATTTTTAATTTTTATTTGTTAAAACAAATCGTTTAATGTTATTGATTTTGATTTTTTACTATAATTGATACTTCTTTTGTTGAAGAAATCGGTGTGTTTTGTTGTTAAGATTTCATCATCGAACCACTCGGTAGTTTCTAAAACTTTCTGATTTACATCGAAAGCATTGTCTACACCAATTGAATTCAAAGATAAATTAAATCTGTGTTTAATAAACTCAATTGTCTGTTCTTTAGTCAAGAAATCCAAGTCCCCTTCTTCAAATATCCAATTAACAATTTCGACTTCAGCCTCGTAAGCCTCCAAAGTTGCATTTACCAAGTCCTCAATAAGCTCAGGAGTCCACCAAGTTGGGTTTTCTTTTTTAATTGTATTGACCAAATCGAAGCCAAATTCTGCATGAATGTTTTCTTCTTTTGAGGTTGCCTCTACAGCATTACTCATTCCTTTCAACATATTCTTGTGTTTGTTAAAGGACATGATAACAAGAAACTGAGAGAACAGTGAGACATTCTCGACGAACATTGAAAATAGGATTACCGACTCAAAATAATCTTTATTTTCTACAGACTTTGAGTTCAAAATCGATTTCTCCAAATACTTAATTCTTCTACGAATTGCAGGTACTTCGAGCAAGTTTTCGAATTCACTATTTAAACCCAAAACTTGAATAAGATTTGAGTATGCATCTGCGTGTCTAACTTCGGACTCCGCAAAAGTTGCACCAACGTTTCCAATTTCAGGCTTGGGTAATCTCTTGTAGATATCACCCCAAAAAGTTTTGACCGCAATTTCTATTTGAGAAATCGCTAACATAGCTCTTTGGACTGATGTCCTTTCTTTATGGTTAAGGTGTACCTTGAAATCTTGGATGTCGGAAGTAAAATTAAATTCTGTGTGAACCCAATATGAGTGTCTAATAGCGTCTACATACTCAACCAAATCGGGGTATTCGTAAGGTTTCAAATTGACTCTTTTCGAGAAAATGTTTGGTTGGTGTTTTGACCTGAAAATGATGTATTCTTTCGCAACATCATTCAAACCATTATCCATCAATTTATTTTCAACCATATCATGAATTTCATCTACATGAGGAACATGATACTTATTTCCACGAAAAATTCCTTTTGTTACTAGACGAGCAATTTTTTCTGCCATTTCCTCATCTACCTTATCTACGGATTTCATTGCGTTTAAAACTGCATTGGTAATCTTTGTGGGTTCAAAAAGAACCTTTTCACCGCTTCTTTTAATTACCGAGCGTTGCTCGGTGATTGGGATTTCTATGTGGTTTTCCATATTCGTGTTTTTAATAATTTTAATTTGGCAAAATTCCTTGGAATAATTAAATACTTCAAAATCTATCTATAATTTTTGGTTCAAACTAAAATTAGAGTGGACTATTATTCTGTTCTTGTCGAGCCTTCCTTTTTTCCAACAACTCTTTGATTCTTTCTTGTTTCTTTTCAACTTGTTGTTCCTCGAAACCTAAGAAAGTTACAGAGGATTCTGTGTCGATAACCAAAAGTTCATTGTCAAATTTACAGTTCTCAAATACGATACCATCTTGACCCAAACGAGATTTAGTAATTGCGATTGTTGCCAACTTCATTTCTTTTTGTTGAAGTGTTTTTGCAACAGATATAATTACGTGTCCTACTTGAGCCTTTTTTATCGAACCCCCCATTTGGTCGGTGGTTACAACTTCTGAAGAGATTGAAGAACGATTACCTTGTGTTGCGGTCCATCCTGCGATGTTCAACTCGTGACACATCGCTTCAAAGTGTCTCATTACAGAACCTTCTGCTTTCCACTCATCGTTTTTAAGATTGTCAGGGACAACACAATCGATGTAATCAAGGGTAATCATATCGATTTTGATACCATCGGCAATCATTTTACGAACTTGATTCTTTATTTGATTCATAGTCATAGTGTCAGAGGGCAACTTTTTTAGAATCAAACGGTTTTCCATGGTGTTTTGGATTTCTTGAACTCTATCCATTACATCTTCTTTCATCAATGAAAGATTGTCAGGTTCAATACCTGTCCACAAGGTGAAGTGTTTTCTTTGAATAATCTTAACGTTGTCCTCAAAGAAAATTTGAAGGACGTTGTATCCTTGGTTAAACGCACTATTGGCAATTTTTGTCATCAAGGTTGTTTTACCCACACCAGTCGGTGCCAAAATCACTCCGATTTCACCTTTAGCCAAACCACCTTTTAAGAGTCTATCGATACCCGCAATACCCATCGGGATAGGATGTCTGTAATCATCGTTCAGAACGTCATCTAATCCGTTAAAAACATCAAGTAGACCTGTCTCTCTTTCCCCAACTTGTAGAGCCTCACGAACCATACTCTCAACTTGGTCGTACGATTCAAAATCACCTTGGGTGATAATCTTCTGAGCCTTGTCCATAGCCTTTTGAAGTTCCTGTTGTTTACAGAACTTCAAAGCTTTCTCTTGAACAAAGACACTACCATCAAACGGAGCCTCTTGAATCTGTTTGAGAGTATCCAAGATAATCTTCAAAACAAGTTCTTGCGAGATTTCCGCCTTAGTGATTTGTTCTAAGGTATCAAAAGTTGGTGTGGACTGATATTTCCCATAATACTCTCGGACCATTTGTACAATAATCCGAAAGTATTTGTTGTCGAAATAAGTTGGTTCTAATACATCTACAATGGACTGTGCGAATTCTTTATCTACGATAATTTGGTTTAAAAGTTGGATTTGAAATGTGTTACCTAGATAGTCAAAATTCTTAGTCATACTGCTGCGTGTATTCATTAAATATTACTTAGACAAGTCGTATTCCATGTACTCGAAGGAGAAATTTTCACCTGAAAAAATGTCAGTCAATCCTTTCAAAATGTTTTTCAAGCTGGGGCGTACGTCAACCGTATATCTAACTTTTGGTGGGTACAATTTCGCGTCAAAAATTCTGTGAAAAATTTTGTCTTCGCCCATTTTGACATACATGTTGAAGTACTCGGGACCATCGGTGTTGGAAGTATTTAGAACTTCAGGGTCAAGGTAAATTGACTCTTGGTTGTCCATCATATACATGACAGTTTTCATCTTGAGGTCTCGTACCAAATCATCCTCGACTTGTCTCATGAACTCGATGAGTTCAACTGAACGTCCCGCAGAATGATTGTAATTACGGACATTGTAAAATCTTTGAACTACAATATTATCATTCAAAGTTAGAAGGAATTCCATCTTGCTAATTGATTCTTCTTTCATAATTGGTTTTGATTAAATTTTCTTTTTTCTTTTCTTGTTAATTTTAAAAAGGGTTTCAAAAAATCGACGACCGATTCGTCATTTTTTGGGAGGTACTTAAAGAACCCATCATCCATCATCATGGATATAATATTCTTACTATCCCGACCTTCGGGGTCTAAAGTTTCTGAATAATATAATTGAACGATTTCCTTGGCTTCATCAGTAATCATGGGATTTTTCAAATCCACAATACGAGTATTAACTATGTAAAATTCATCACCTAATTCACCATTTTTAGTTCGACCATTAACAATATTTTTCAAAACATTAAGAGTATTATTTTCTTCAATCAACTCTTTCGTTCTTGTTAAAATATCATCAACTTTTATCTCTCTATCAAGTACCTCAGGGAAAAATTTTACAAAAGTTTTTTCACCCAGTCTTTCAATTCCTAATATGTTGTCACTCTTATCTCCCAACAAAACTTTGGTCGGGAAAATGTTTTGGTGAGGAATGAAATATTCACCAAACTTAACCTTATCACCCAAACGGTAAGTGTATTTCTGAAGAGGTTGGAAAACACTTGTAGTCTCATCAATCAGTTGCAGTAAATCTTTGTCTGAAGAAAATACCGTTTTAATCTCTCCCTGAGCAATTTGACAATAATGGGCAATCAAATCATCGGATTCATTTTGTTCAACTTCAATTTGTCGCACAAAACATTCCTCAAGATATTGTTTGACTCTATCTTTTTGAGTGTAATATGACTCGAGTTTTTCCTCGGTCATATCGTTTTTTCGATTTAGTTTGTAGTTAGGATATATTGTACGTCTACTTTGGGAGTTATGTTTTCCATCCCAAAAAACAATGACTTTGTCGTACTCGTTGTCGACCAGTTGTCGACGGAGGGTATTGAGGAAGTGAAACACTCCCCCAATATGGTTTCCCTCAACAAAAAGTTCTCGGACTCCGTGGAATCCGATTTTGAATAAATTATCTCCATCTACTAATAGTGTTTTCACGAAAGGGAATAAATTAGTTTTCTTCCTTTTCCTCTTTCAACACAAAATCACCATCAGTACCGATTACTTCTTTCCAATAATCTGAATACTCTTTTTTATACTTCTCAATCGAAGCTTTTTCTTCGGTAGTATCTTTACCCGACAGGAACCCGTGAGGTGTCACAATAATTCTACCATCTTCATATCCAAGTCCATTTATGTGGTTTTTCATAACTGAGACTTTGGTACGACTAGCAAACTTCACAGTACGTTTGTCTTTGGTTGCAGTAATCTTAGTTGTACCCGCACCTTTTTGGTTTCCGAACAAAAATACCAATGAAGAATTTAACCATACAGCTTCTCCACCTTTAGCTTTGATTTTAGGTTGACCAAAAGGATTATCGGGAAGTTCAACCCATGGTTGGTTGACAATTACCAAAGTGTTTTCAAACTTTGAATCTGCCTTTCTTGACCCTGAAATTCTTTGGTTAATACCCATACCAATTTTATCCGCCAAAGTTGCCGCATTGTGTTGTTTACCACCTTTACCATCGAAGGTCATCTTCGAAGGAACCGAACCGATTGAGTCCCATAGGAAACACAAAGAGTAATCTAATTCACCTTTCTCTTGAGCATCCAATAGTGAGTTAATAAAATCAGTAATTTGTTCGATGTAATCAAAATTGTTGTTGAAGATAAAGAACCCGTCCCAATCAATTTCACCTGTCTCTTGGTCAACAACTTCCTCGCACTCAAACCCCATAAGTCGAGCATGTTCAAAACTCCATTTTTGCTCTGTGATAATGAACACAGGAAGAATTTCTTTCTTTTGAGCATCTACCGCAGTTTTGATTAGTGCAGTTGTTTTACCAGTGTCCGAGTGGCCCAAGAACATATTGATGTGTCCGATTGCCGGACCAGGTAGTCCCACCGCATCCAAAAATTCTTCACCCAAATCGAAGAACCTTTGAGGTTTGTACTTCGCCGAGGTAGAGAATTTCTTTTTAAAAGAAGCGAAATCAGTTGTTTTCTTTATAGCCATTTTCAGTGTATTTCCAGAATTCGGTAAGGGTTTGAAGTTTGTCACTTGCATTTGCCAACTTCTCAACACAGTTATCCATTTCCTCTAACATTTGTGGATGTTCTCCAATTCCAGCAGCATTCTCAAGGTAAATCATAAGAGTTGCTTCGGCTTCCAAAATTTCAGCCTCGTACTTTTTCTTGAGGCTATCAATCATTTTTTTTCTTGTTTCTTGTGTCATAATATGTGGGAATTAAGAGGGTGGGGAAAGTCCCCACCCAACTAACTTAAATTAAAACGGAAGGTCCTCATCAGGTGTAGAATCCGCCTGAGGGTCGGTGTAATTTACACTGTTGTTAGATAAACCACCAAATGATTCGGTCGCTTCATCATCAGAACCGTATACATAACCACCCTTGTCAGAATCCCAACGGGGAACCTCACCACGAGCAATCGCCTCCAAGTACTCTACAGGTTTTTTAGAGTAAACGTCATGCCAAGTCAATTCATCATTAATCCAAGATTCCATTGTTTCTTTGTCCTCGTGAATTGCCTGAGGGTCATCATACATAATAGTTGAAACGGTTGTGTACGCAGCACCCTTAGGGGTTTTTTGCTTGGTAAGTTCGATGATAAGGTCACGTCCTTTTTCAGGGTCAGTGATATCACCTTTGTTACGCCAGATAGGAATAATCTTATCGAGGATTCCTTCGTTCTTGTAGTTGTGCTTGAAACGCCAAAACTTAACACCATCTTCTTCGTGGTCACGGTCAATAACTTTGACGATATAGAACTTACGTGATTTGTATTGTTTTGCCAATTCCTTGTCTGAATCGCGTCCTGTAGACATCAATTCTTCATATACTTCGTTCAAGGGTGAACGTTCGTTGTCATTTTTTCCTGGGTCGTAAAACTTTTGCCATTTACCACCCACCTGAATTTCGTGGTACCACGCTTCTTTGAAGGGCGAACTACCATCCTGTGTTGGGAGAATTCGGACACGTCGTGTTCCTGAATTCGATTTGTCGTCCAAAATAAGAGCGAAGTATTTCTTCATTCTCTCGTCTTGTGACATTTTTCCTTGACCCCCTCCGTTGGATTGTTGGGCCTTTTCGTACTGTGCCAGTACTGCGTCTAATGAACTCATAGTAAAATTAATTTAAGTTAGTGTTAGAAAGATAAAAAATCATAGTTTAATTGTCAAATAAAATAAAAAAGGTTGTGTTTCCACAACCTTTAATATAGTAAAGTTTTTCAAAAAATCAAAATTTAAATGGTAGTTGGTCTTTGTCCAATGGCATAAAAGTTTTTTTAATTTCCGCCGGACTCACATCCTCCACATCATCACTTGTCAAAATGTACTCGTGTTTTCCTGATTTCTCCCAATCGTCTTTTTTGTCATCAAAAAAATCTGAAAGTTTCTTGTTAAATGGTCCTGAGTCTAAAGTTCTTAATTCCAATTTTTCTTCTGCAGACTTCGGTCTGAATTTTTCAAGTTTGGTTTCAATATCATTCAATTTATTAACTAAATTGTCCATGTCGGACAATTTTGATTCAAGATTTTGTAGATAGTTAAATAAATTATCAAAGTATTCTTCTTGTTTAGTTTCAATTTTCTTTTGTGAACTAACTAACTCTGTTACATCCAATTCTTCTGTCCCACTTTCTGTTGATTCAGTCTCTCCCCCAATTTTTTCTACTTCGGTGTCGGTGGCCAAATCTATTTTTTCAGGTGTACCTCCAACTTGAGGTGTTGCAGCATCTGCCGCAGGTGGTGTTGCCGCCGCATCATCGGTAGGAAGTTCTAATCCTGGTACGATGTTTCCCGCAGCTTGTTCTGTAATATAAGCGTTGATTCTATTATGTCTTTGAATCTCCCTCAATATTTTTTTATCGATACTCATTGAATTATCCGTTTAATAATTGTTTAATTCCGTTTGGTGTTTCTACACGAACTCTACGGTTTAATGTAACGTCGTGACCGGCTCTTTCGATAAGACCATCTCTTTCTCTAATAGTGTAACAGTCTCCAGTATCCAAGTCACAAACTTGCTTGGTACCATCACCATTATCTCTTTGAGAAATTCTGGTTTGTTTTCCTAAATATTGGTTCAACATTGAATTGATATCCATAATTCTTTTTCTTAATAAATATAACTCGGTTACAAATAATCCTTTTTTATGTACATGTGGGGGTTACCGTATTGATTGTGTTAATATTATTCTGTGCTGGTACAGGAGTGACCACTGGTGTGAAAATTTGAATTGTGGTATTCAACCCAAGTTGTTTTGCCAGCGTTACCGCTTGTGTCAAATTCAAAGTCAGTGTTGCATTTGTAGTTTGAGATGTCCCTCTTGGGTAGGGCCAGTTTTGTAAGAAATAAGTCTCAATACTTTTTTGACGTATTTCTCCCAAACTATTCGTAACCCTATCCCTAACAAAATTGATATAATTCAAAGCAGAATCAAAAACCGCGAATGGCATAGACACCTCAGTGGTGTTTTCAACTTTCATTCTTCTACAAGTGTAGGTTCTTTGGAAATACTGGTCCGCGGTTGCACCATAATCGTAGTTCAAGGTAATCTTACCATAGTTGTTGTTTGAAGATTGGAATTTCTTATCAACTCCTGTAGACGCATAAGACAATACAAATATCACAAACTTAATGTCTTCATCTGTGGTTGATTGATTAATTAGGGACAAGAATCCTGCCGAGTTGATTGAAGTGTTAACACCCGCAATTGACTCGTATCCAAGTGTATTGAGGTATGGTTCCTCCAACACTTTGGACATACAAGAATTTTGTGTGTCACCACTTGTTCTTGTATCAGTAGATATATTGGCATTGTTACCCTGTGTGGTAGTCGTTGTGGTACCTCGGGACACATCTCTTTGTTGCTTGACACTCTTGAGAAGTTTAGTTACCAAGTTTTTGTTAATACTTTGTAGGTACCCATCAAGTACAGGTAGTGTGAATACGCTTTGTCTTATCCCGTTAAATTTAGTTTGGAAGGTACCAGGAGCAATCGTATGTTGTACGTCGGTAATCATATAAGAACCATTAAACAATGGAACGTGTCTTAAATTAAAATACATTGTTGGTTGAATCAAAGCATTTCCGAAAGAAACTACTTCACACTCATAACTCATGTTTTTGTAGATGTTGTAGAGGGATACGTTTTGTGTTGAGGTACTTCTACCCGCAGCGCTTGCCGACATCAAGTTAATCTGTTGAATCGATTCGGACGTGGCTTTACCTCCGTTTTGACTAACACTAAACGAATAGAACACGTTTTGGTTTCTTGTTCCAATATCCACGTTAAATCCAACAACTCGGTTGGACAAAGACCAGTCATTCTTATTGGTTTGGTCTTCAATCAAAGGATTTAATTGTGCTTCCCTTAAGTCAAATGCATCACTTCTAAACATATAGTTTTTCGTCTGACCCTGTAAATCAACATAGGTGGATGGTCTTTCAGAATAGAAACAAACCAACTTTGGTCCCGAATTTCTATAATCCACATTCAAGTACGTACCCCACATACTATTGGCAAAATCCCGACCTGGTTCCAAGTTTGGTTGTGCGGTAGCCGAAACTTCTTGAACATTGTAGAAATTCACGTAAGCCGGCATGGGCATAACAGAGAAATGGTTTTCAGTCAATATTCCACTAATGAATACGAAAACACTCATATTATAGTTAAGGTTGTCCGCATTAACTAACTTCTGAAGATTGAAGATATCTAAAATAATTTTATCTCCAATATTTCTTGATGCCCTATCGAGGAAAAGAATATCCTCAAACAAAGTTTGGTTGGTGTAGTCTGAACCCGCAATCCATTTATCATTCAACGCTTTGAAAACTTCGTAGAGTTCAACCTTACTTTGTTTCGCATCAAAATTACTTTGAATTGTTCTCTCGGGAAGTTCTGTAATATCAGGAAGTTGTTTCCTTATCAAAGTCAATGTGTTATCCAAAGAAGTGTTTTGGAAATCAACATTTACCGCAATGTAACTTTGAAGCGACGTCGCGAATGAAATATCCGTGGTCGTTGGGTCATCGAGTTTTTGAGTTGCGTACATTTTAATAATCGGAGCCAAAAACTCTACGTTAGCTTGAGTGAACGCAATATTACTGTCCACGAAGAAGTCAGTGATATACGACCCCCCATTTGAGTATTGTAACTCAGGAATTTGTGAAAAACCTACATTCAGTCTTAGTGCTTGCCACGCAGCAGGATTGTCAATCTGTGATTGTAGGAGTGTTGTTGTCCCACCATTAGTAGGAAGAGACCCCGCAACATAGGGTTCAAAAGGAATAGGGTCAATTACATTACCCGTCCCTAAGATATAACTCAGATATGAATCCGTCTCTCTTCTTTTGTATTGCGTGGGGTTACCCATTCTAAAGGCCACGTCAAACTCCATAAGATTTTGGATTTGACTTATCGACTTGGTAAACTGGTCATCGATGATTTTCTTGAACAGGTCCTCTTGTGAAGCAAACGTTACAGGAAGAGGGACACTCATAAGTTCTCTGTAGAGAGATTGGAAGTTTCGGTAGGACTCATTTGTTGCACCACCGCTTTGTGAAACACCTCTTGTTGTTGCTTGTGAATCGTCGATGATGAAATCTCCATCACCTACTTGGGTGTCAATGTTAAGAACCGATTGAGAAAACTTAAGGAATTCTCTCTCAAACATATCCAATACTTGTTTCTCAAATGTTCCAAGTAAGTCATCTATTTTGGAGTAATTAGCACCAGGTAACTGAGATGTTGTGGTCTCAATCAACCTAAATGGTGGAACATCACCCAATAAAGGAATAAGGTTCATGTAAGCATCGTAATCAGGTCTTTGGATGTTTGTAATATCCAAGTAACCGTAGTTTGGCATCTTCCAAAAGGTTCGTACCGACCCGTTAAAGATTGCTGGGTTGTTGTTGAGGTCTCCAGTTAACACACCAGCATTATTGAACAACGCCTCTCTTACTTGGTTTTGGTTGGTACCAAAGGAGGGGAGCACATAGTAATTGGTTTGTGGTGTTTGAGGGGGGGTGTTACAAACCAACTGATTTGGGTCTGAAGATTCAACCGTATCAGGGATAATTGAACTGTAAGTGTTTAGATTGACAATCCTGTTAAGTCCTGTAGTGTCTACCGTTGAGACAAATATATTTGACTCGGATAGGTTCTGAACTTTGAATCCTTGTGCGATAGATTGGTTAATCTCACTATCAGTGTAGTTAGTCCAAAGGTCTATTCCGTTGAGGAAGTAATTAAAGTCGTTGATTGTCTTTGGGTAGAACCCAACTTGTAATTCATCATACAGAGTTGTCCCATCAAAGTCTTGTTCCTGAAGGGTAATGGTACCCACTCCGTTCAAGGTATAACTCGTTCCTGTCGAACCACTGACTGGGTCGTAGTTGTTGATGTAATCAAAGTCCGTCCATACTGGTGACAAGATATCTTGACCTGTTTGAACAAACTCTTTGTATCTGTGCCAAATGGAACCGTATTTTAAAATCCACACATATGGTAGACGATGAACCGCACCGAACTTCTTCATACTGGCGAAGATGTAGTCCAAAGGATTGGCAGCATCTAACGTCTTGTACTTCTCCTTCAAAGTTGCCAGTGGAAGGGAGTTCAAGAAAAGATATGCCGATTGTTTGTAGGGTGCGGATACAGAATTTTTTTGATTCTGTACCCCGTATTGAATGGCATTTATAAAGTAAGGGGTGTTGAGCATCGAAGTGGTACTATTTAAAACACCAGGTGTTCCCCCCTGTACAAAACCTTCCGTGGGTAATAACTCCGAAGCAGTTCTTCCCAAGAAGAAATCTGTAATTCCATTTGTTACATCAGGAGTTTCAACTTCCAAATAAGAGAACGTCGTAACAGGTCTGACTGAGGTCTTGTCCAACAGGTCAGTGAAATTAGTAATCAAATTTTTCGGTGGATATACCTTGTAGGTTCTTGTGGTGTTGAATACTCTATTGTAGTCTCCACTGAAAATGTAATTGTTCAAATATGTGGCATTCCACAACTCATCACGGAAGGGGAATGTGTCCGTAATTGTTGGGATATTGGTGTTGGTCGATGCCAAGAGTTGACTCAAATAGTCAATCTGAGGAAGTGAGAAGTTTTGAGTTTGTACTGAACTCGAAAGACTTTCTATTGAAAGAATTGATGAACTATTGGCAATCTCATCTCTTAGATAATTTGTAACATAAATGTCTCTTACAAAGTTATTCCAATCTCTTCCTGTTCCGTCGTTTGAAATGGTAGACAGGAATTGAATGTAGTTATTTGCTGTGAGTGGGAAATTCTTTAATTTAAGAATTATGTAAGGGGAACTTATTCCTAAACTTGTGACAATGTTACTTGACTCAACATTTGAAACGAGTTCTGTCAAACCTGTTTCCAAAGCAGTTCCTATCACTCGGTTAAGACCTGTGTATCTTGGGTAGATAAGACTACGTTCATAAATCTCAAAGAAAAATCTCACTTCTTCCTTGTTCAAGTACGCAAAATTGACATAAGGAAATTCAATGGCATTGATATTCAAAACCGAAGTAACCTGCCCACTATTTTCTTGTGGGGGTTGAACCCGTGTTGGTTGAAGTTTTTGTGCCGAACCCCTAAGGTATTCTTCCACAAACTCAACCTCAGGCCATTTGTCGTAGAGATACCCTTTTGTAAGATTAACAATCGAGGGGTCACCCGGGTAAGCCAACTCATAACGGTTCTTCTGCGGGTTAAAGTCAGACCCATTAGGATTGTTTGCAGCAATTGTATTTTCAACAAACACTTGTGGCCAAGGGTATACGGGTTCTTCAGAACTTCGAGCTGCGTCCGATGCGTTAGCGGCATATTGAGTATTCCTTACGTTATCGGAGTTGGGAACCGTGGTTGAGTTATTAAAGACAACACTTCTTCTTACGGGGTCAGTTCTTACGTCCCACGCGTTTCTGTGAACCTCGTCCATAAGTCTTATGAACGCTTCGGTGGAAGCAAAGATAACCGCCATAACATTTCTCACCGTTGGAACAAACCCCAACCCACTCGTCGAGGCAATAGTCTCGGCAAGTTTGGTACTGATTTCAGTTTCCAAATTGGATACTTTCTTATCCAAGTCAGCTTGCATGGTTCTTATTAACGTATCAAAACGTCCAACACCCTCGAATATAAAAAATGGTTTCTTGACCTCCTTGATTCCCTGTGGAGTCATCTCCACAGTTATTTGAAACTGATTCTTAATCAACTGAGTGAAAAAATCAGATGTCTGACCCGAAGTCGGATTGACAATACCAGTCTGTTGTCTAAGAGTTCTTAGAACATCAATCTGACTCGGGTCAATCTGAGCAATGAAGGTTTTTTGAGTGATTGAATTATCAATCTTAAGATTCTTCACCCCCCTGTTCTCGCCAAAAGTTTGGTTTTCATTGAGTCTTATATTGAAAGAATCAACCTCGGCCTTCAGCTCTGTCAACGCCTGTTCTCTTTGTTGAGGGTCCAATTCTGTTTTGAACCCAAAAACAATAGTTTCATCTTTTAAAACAAACGGATTGGGATTAATATATTTCGTAAACCACGAATTTCTATCCCCCCTTAATTTCTTGAAGTATTGGTCAAGGTATTTGGCGTAAGTGGTAGCATCAGTCAATGGCTGTAAATCTGCTTTCCCCTTGAAATCGTTAAGAATATCCTGCTCAAGGTGTTGTAACTTGTACGCCATCTCAGCCACGGTGAGTTCAGGAAAGTCCAAGGGTATTAAACCTTTTGCCTTGTACTCTCCGTACATTTCTTTGATTTTCTGATATCCCTTCTCTGAAATGGCTTCAATACTTGTATCCGTACTCGAAATTGTGGAATCACCTGTAAGGTTTCCCTCTGCAGATGTTTGACTTAAAATACTCTCATTCTGTAAACCAACATCACTTCTTGTGATATTAAAGGTTTTACTGTACATGTGGGGAGTAGCGAGTAAGTGACCCAATGATATCTCATTGAGGATATTGTACTTGTACCCATAAAACTGACAGGTGATTTGGTAGTTACCACTGAAGGTGTTGAATCTCGCGTCAAACTTTTGAAGGTTTAATTGATACCTAATCGCCTGACCGTACCACCCTTTGAGGGTTAGATAAAAGGGGGGATAGGGTAAATTAAAAAACGCGGCATATGGTGACTGGTCTCCTGATTCAAACAACGCTTTACCCTGCACATCTTCCAACTCGATTGTGACTTCAGGGATGAACGACATTGTTGTTCTGATTTGGATACTGGTAATACCCAAAAGACCTGGGTCGATAACTCTTCCTCTTGTGTCGGTGGCTGTAAATTGTTTGTAAAACTTTTGACCATTTTGGTCATTACTGACAACCGTCTCAAATCTTTGAAGTCTGGCTTTACCCTGATTAGAATTTTGTCCTGTTAAATCATCGTAGTATCCAGTGTTTAAAAATTCGTCGTCGTTAGGTTTAAGAAAATTGATTGCCGCAATTGATATTGTACGGAGATTGTCCTGAGGACTACCTCCGATGGCAAGTTTTGTTCTTGGAAGGACCTGTGCTTCCAAGTTAGCGTACATCACCAAGTTTTCATGGTCAACGTTCCTTTCCTCGATAAGAACTTTTCCGTTAGGTCCTACTCGTGAAGTTTTGTTGGGGTCTACTAATATGATGTTATTGTAATCCGCTTCAACAAAGATATTACCTGAGTTGTCTCCGAATACACTACCTGCCATAATAATAGAAATAATTGTCCACCGCTAATTTATAATCCTGTAGAGAAGTTATTAAAGGATATGGAATATTCAAGACAGCCCCGTCAGGTATGTTGTTTTCTAACCCCCCATATTGAGGATTGGCTTGAAGAATTAACCAAGAAAAAAATGGTGTTCCGTAGTATTCTTGTGAAACGTTGTCCAATCTTGACCTTCCAACCTTATAAACAAAAACTTTATCTGACGGCTTGGAGGTGATAGGCGCATAGGGAACAACGGTAGTTTCACCGTTATTTTCGAAGGGTGTATATCGGTTGTAGTAATTAAACGCCATATTATAAGAGTTGTGCTTTTCCGATTATTACATTGGAACCTAAAGAAGTTGTCCAAGAGGAGGTCTCAGAGTTGATATTATTTTTATTACCCAAGTTCTTAATCAATTGTATTTGTTCCGCAGGTGGTTGTAAAATAGTTTCGTATGTGAATACTCTCTCTTTGTTCAAGTTGAATGGTGTGAAATTAAGGAAGTTTCTCAAAGCATTGGTTTGGAAATCAGTAAGGAAGGTATTTGTTGCAGCATTTTCTTCCAAATAAGCAGGACGTGCAACAGCCTTCCAATAATTGTCAAATGATTGTTCGAGTTGAACAAAAGTGACATTACCTAAAACACCTGCATTGTCCCTTAAGTTTCCAATAATTGCATTTCTGAAACTATTGTACTTGTTTTCATCCAAGATTTGTTGAGAAAGAATGAAGTATTGTCTTCTGTTTGCCTCACTATCCCAAAAAGTATTCCAGGTAAATGGTTCAAATACTTGTGATTTAACTTGGGCTTGGTCAGGTTGGTCTGTAGTAAAGTATCCTTCATATACCTTTCCACTAACCTCTGCAGTATACTTACTCTCAATTACATCATTGAAAGTTGTAAGTGCCGAAGCAACAATCTGAATATCTTGAATTAATTCTTCTAATGTGTTTGTCACCCCTACCGAGGCCGCAGAAATTTCTGTACTTCCCGAGGTGTTTAAAATTACCACATTACCGTCAGTACGTTGATATCCATCGGTACCGAGTGTTGGGTCAGTGTCATAATATGGTAACACGTTACAACGTGAAAGGGTTTGAATGTAAGATGTCTGAGTATCTACAAGGTTTTGTAATATAGTTGTAGCACCATTTTGAAACTCCCCACGGAAGTTATTGACATAGTCTTTGTAGTTATTCTTTACCGCACGAATTGTTTTGTTCGAGAAAATTCTTACATCATCAACCAAGTATTTTATGAACCCATCTTGGTTGTTATCGATATCGTCAACAAAGTTCCTGAAAACTTCGTTGACATCTGACTCAAAGGTTGAAGGTTTACCAAATAATGGAACATCAAATCCAACACCGGTCACCAACATTTCACCATCAGTATATCTTCTTGAGAAACTAAATTGTTGTCTTACAGCGTTATTATACTGAAGATTCAAATCCCTCATCTTATTGTTGACCGTTGCGAAATAATTTTGAGTTTGTCCAACTAAATTGGTCATGAACTGCTTATAACTAATTGTTCCGATGTCTCCTGTCGGTGTGTTTGTAGTTGTTAAAATTCTACCAATCGCATCCAAGTTATTCTGTGGTTGAGTAGTTTGAGCTTGGTTGATTGTAGGTGGAGGTACTTTTAATCCAAGTTGTTGAATAAACTCTTGGTCGAGAACCTTGTAACTATCATCAGTAGCGTCGGCTCTGTCGTCATAAACTTCCGTGTTAGCGTAGAAGTTAAATGACAATGCATTTTGTAGTTTATCCACAGATTCTTTTAGACCTTGACCTCCAACGAATTGGAACGACAAATTGATATTGGCAATCATAGGTTGAACCCCGATACCCTCAGGGTTCAAATCCAACTCTTCGTATGTAATACTTAGGTTCTCAGGAATAATTTTGGAGTGGTAGAAGTCCCCAACTCTTAAAACCAAAACAGGTGGAGCACCAAAAGCGGTGTTCACGGCATTGTTGTATTGTAAACTGGTTCCACCTTGGTTATCCACTTTAACCGTGGGTATAGTGTCACCAGGTCTCATACACTGTTGAAGGAATGTCAATCTTGAATTTAAACCTTCAGGTGTAATCGAGTGGAAGGCCGGGTGAAAAAATTTCAACTTTTCCCTTAGATTATCGTAAACCATAGGAGTTTGTTCCTTAATAACTTCAAAGTAATCACACTCTGAAAGTAAACTTCTTAAAACTCTTTTAGTTATATTATCCCTGAAAACTGTCTCCTCAACAACCTCTGTGACGGGACGACCTGGTCTTCTTTGTTCAATAATTTGTTCATCGAAGAATGGAATTTCCTCAGGAACACCAACATCGGTTGTGGGCGGTTGTTGTTTGAATTCAATACTTGTTATTGCAGTTCTTCTACATGCCATAGCATTTACACTATAAACTTGTGCAGTTCTTGACAAACTATCTTGTCCAGTACAATCAAATAACCCATAAGCCCTATCATCCAACCCTATGGGTATAACCTCTTTGGCCAATTCACCCTCGGTAATTTGTGTAAGAGTTAATCTCTTATTATCAATATAGGTTTTAAGATTTCCAATACTCTCAATGTATCTTATAGCCGAGACCATTCTTCTTTGAGACAGTAGCTCGTTATATTCAATAGTTTGTGGATTAGAGGCACTACTTTCTAAAACTATATGACAAGTGGCGTTCACATCATTATCTAAATCTTTACTGAGTTGAATGAACATTTCTTGTATGGCACTTTTATTACCCTCTACGACTTGAGTAAAAAATTCACTTACTTGAAACTCTTCATTAATACGAGAACTTTCCACCCGATACCTCTCTTTGTTCGCACTACTTGTGTAAGTCAGATAATAAACCTCATAGTTTTGAACCTCCAAATTCGGTTTTGGAATATCATTCTCGAAATACAATCCGTAGTTTTGAAGTCTTGAATAATCAAAACCTGATGTGGTAGAAGAGGTGTTAGACCCTGTGGACGTATAACCCCCTAAGGCAGTTCCACCTGCCGTGGTGTCAAATCCTCCACTTTGAACTGTTTGAGTGTAGTACTCAACCTCTTCGGTAGTAACATTCTTTGTTTGTAACCTTTGTTGAATTTCAAAAATATCATTCGGATTAACCGTGTAATACTTTCTTGCCAGCTCGTAAAGGTCATACTTTCTACAACCAGCGAAGAAAGAATCCAAAATATCATCGGCTCTTTGTCTTAAGTTAGTGTCATTCAAAACACGATTCACCAACATGTTCAATACCGAAGGGTGGTCAACGACAATTTTCCATTGAAGTGTCCCCGAACGAGAACTATTAGCATAAGTGAAAACCGGCTCAGGACGACCAATAAAATCCGTTTGTTTGAAACTCGCACGAGTTGATTCATTGAATGTCAATCCATACGGTGGGAACCACATAACACGACCACCATTCGGTCCTCTTTCACAGACTGGTAAATCAGAATAAGTTAAACCAGGTCTGTTTGAAGTTCTCCATGCTAAGTTTTCCAAAGAGAACATATACTTTTTAGCGTAACCATTTGGTCCCCCGATTAAGTTAGTGGAGTCTTGACCACCCTCTCTTTTGTTCGGAGCAATGTTGAGGTTATAGGTCTTGTCAAAAATTGAGTAAGAGAATCTTCTACCTTCAGTTGTAATACCATCTTGTTTTTGAAGGTCGTTGTATTGAAGGTAAGGAGTGTCCTTTTGGAATATTCTACAGTATTCAGCACCCACTTCAGCACCGATTGCTCCGATATACTTCTTAACCTTTGAACCCTTGGTTATTTCTTTATAACCATCATTGAAAACTTTGGATACTTGGTCAATCGCATTTCCCGCATGTTGTAGTCTTCTACCACCATTTGGCTGAGAGTCGATGATACGTTGAGTATCATCCATAATAGAACCTTGTCTAAACTCAAATTCTGTAGACTCCGTAGGTTGGTACGCAGAGGGTCTAAAGTCAGGGTCCTCAGCAATAATTTCTCCCCCGATTCCCACGTATTTACCGGCATTTCCCTTGAACTTGGGGGACACCCAAGTAAATCCACCAACTACATCACCACCACTACTATATGTTGGACCGTTAGCCCCCAAGTTAAGTGCTTGACCAGGTCCTTCATAAAGTTGTGCCAACTCCTGAGGTCCGTAAACAGGGGACTGAATCTCTCTACCGAAACGGTCAACAGGTATATCCCCTGAAGGAGAGAAAACTTGTGCAGGTTCACTTTTGACACTACCGATGTAGTATTCACCATTATTGGTATTTCTACCCTGTAGTGCCCCTGCAACTCGGTCAAAAATAGGTCTATCGTATCCCGGCTTATAAAGGTTGTAATCAAGGTTCTTGAATAATTGTGACCTCTGACCACCACCGGTATTTTCCAAGAAAAGTTGTGACCCTCTTAAATTGGATTGAGAGTTCAACCTGGCAAAAAATCTTCCTACACCAGCGGCTAGATTCGGTCCCAAAAATGCTGATGCTAATTGTTGTCCTGTCGTAGGTATCCCACTATTGATTTGTGGGTCGAAATATTGACCAGGTATTACAGAAAAAGGTGCGTAAGAACCTGAAATTCTATTCAAAAGACCCGCAGCTGCCCCTGCAACGGTAGAACCCTCAGTAATTGTCCAATTAGGTTCTAATAGTGGGACACGACCATTAATAAAACCTAAAATATCTTCACCCCCGTTTACATTTAGGAAATTTGCACGTCCTACTGTGTTTCTTCTTATCTGTCTTCCAATGTTGTATTCAATCTGTCTCCTCAGGTTGGTAGCCGCCAACTTCGCCAAAAACGAATCACTTGAAAGTAATCCGTTCGAACCCTGTGGGTCAGGGTTCAACATAATTGATATTGTGGAGTAGGAAGAAGAATTAAAGTTAGGGTACGGTTGAGCGTTTGTTGACCTACCGTTGTTTTGTGTAAGGATTTCTAATGAACCAAAGAACTGGGCCGAATCTAATAGTTGGTCCGTGCTCGCATACGCATTGAGTGGTTTCCAAGCTGGGGCAACACCAGGAAACCCTATCTGAGCAGCAGTAAAACCTTCGTCAATAATGTTTGCGTCTTGATATCCATATTCCCCTTCGTTAGAGTGAGTATTGTTTAGAATATTTACATCTCTGACTTGTTTGTATCCCCCATCAGAACCGTATTGGTTTAATGGATATAACAAATTGGCTAAAACGGGCGTATCGATAAGAGTATCATCCGTATCAACGGGTGACAAGTCTCTCTGAATAGTTTCGTAGTTGTAGGGGGGGCTTGGAAACTTTGGAGACTTCTGGTAAGGTTTCAAATTCCTTACAACCAGTTTCTTCCTGAAAACTTCTGAACTTGGAAAATCAAGTGGACTACCCATTTATTGTTTTATTTATAAATAGGTTTAGTTCGTGTTTTTAAGTTTTTTGATTGCCGCGGTTGTTTGTGTTTCTACAATTTTGTAGATGTTGGCTTTCACTTCAGGGTTGTTGAAAATAGTGAACACTTGTTGTTCTGTAAGAGTGTTTGGTGCGTCGACTTTGATGTTGAATTCACCCACAACGTCAACTTTTCCTGTAATAGTTTCAGTACCCATTGAACGAGTTGTTCTTTGGTACTCTTCCCATTGGGGGAATCTTGAATCTTCTTGTTGTCCGATTCTTGTCACCAACATATTATCACGTTGGTTGGTAAGTTCTTGGTATTTGGAAAGGAAGTTCTGATATCTTTCCGCCATATTAAGATTTACAGATTCGGTCTCAATCGCACTCTTCAGAGTTTGCGTAACATCTTCAAACGTGGTTTGTCCTTTCAACAGACTAACAATACTTTGACCAACTTGGTCACCAACATTTTGGAACTGTTTTCTAAATTCTTCCGCAGTTGGAAGTACACCAGGAGTAAATGCCGCACCCGAGATTCTTTCCTCTTCCATTCTACCCCTCTCAATTGCTCTTTGTAAACCTTCCTGTCCAGCAATGGCATAACCCAGTCTCATGGGTAACGCAGCGATATCCCGAGCAATCAATTCATCCGTAGCCAATTGTTTTCTGGCAATATCCTCCATCGTTTCAGGTCTCTCGGCAGCTTGTTTACGAATAAGTTCAAACTGAGATTGAGTAAGTTTATCCAAACTCTCAGTTTGTAATTTACCCCTTTCGTCTCTGAATTGTACTTCGTATCTTCCACCCTCACCCATTTTTGCCATATTGGCAACGAGCATTTTATCTTCCTCACTACCTTGAACATCAAAAGATATTTCACCAAGTCTTCTGTCTAAATCTGCTGCGGCTAAAGCGGTTTTGGAAAATTGTTCGAATGAAATACCCGCAGTGTCAGCTAATTCTTTCATCAAACGGACCCCACCAGGATTAATTCTAAAGTTACCCGTTTTTTCATCGAAGTAGGTGAACTGTTTTGTCATCTCAATCAATGAATCCTGAAGACCTTGGGGGTCATTGATTGATTTATCCATCAAGATAAACGGGTCAACTAAATCTCCAGTAGCAACTCCAAGTCTCTGAAACGCTGCGGCCATTTGTATTGCACCTTCAGGGTTGAGAACTTTATCCGCAAAATTTGCGGTAGTCTGCATGTCGAATCTTAACATCGAAGCCTGTGCCGCCATTTTTGTAAACCCAACAACTCCATCTTGGAAGTTGAATCGATTCATCATGTCCACTTTGTTGAGGACATCACCCATTACTGTCACGGCATTGAGTCCAAGTGATTGGACGTATCCCACAGACTCCTCAACACCCTCACCGATATTGGATAATTCAACACCAATAACACCAAATTGCTCAACCAAATATTCAACATTTTCCCCTAAAAACCTTGAAGTAGCAAATATTTCCTGAAGAGACTCTTGTGATGCCACAACATTTCTCCTAGCCCCTTCACCAATTTTTGCTATGGTGTCACTTACGTCACTTGCCCTACCCCCAAGTCTAACAAAATCCGAAACACTGTCCGAAACCGCAATCGAAAACTCTAAAAATCGTTCTCGTGATTCACCAAAGGACCGATTGATATTGGTGATTCCATCTTGTATCCTTCCAATATTTCCAACCAAATCCGCGGATTCACCAATAAGTTCTTTCAAGTTTCCTAAAAAACCTAAATTTTCATCTGCCATGTTAGACCTTTATTGTATAAATAGGGTTTTAGGATTTTTTTTGATTTTCCTCCACCCACTTATCCAAAAGATATTTTCTTATGAAAACTGGCATAGTAGTAAAATCAGTATATGAAATATGAAAAAATTTAGACAAGTAATAAAACTCATCTATTTGATTTTTTCTATAATCAGAAGAAAGGGCGAAAAAAGTCAACCCCGAAGCCGATGTTCACAGACAGCTTTTCTCCTGACGGGGCAATAATGACTCGGTTCATATCCAACCGAGGTGCGTTTTCATTCATGAAATTTTTTATGAACTTTGAATCCGCTAACGGCATCGATTCAATAAACTTTTGAATTTCAACTTTGTCCTTTATTCCCTCAACTTCAACAATTTCTTTTTGAAGTCTCCAAGTTCTTAACGGTGCAACCCTTCCTTGTGGATAGGTATCTGCCATGTTATTTATTTCAGTAACCTCTCCGAATGTTAAGGGTTTTATTTTGACATTTTTTTCTGACATTGGAAGTTTAACTGTAAAAGTACCATCCTCGTTAGGTTGTGTTCCATTTGTAATGTTAAGTTCATCCAACCTCTCGTTAGCAACAAATTTTTTACCCGTTTTTGGGTCCGTCAAGTTGAGTTCAATGTTAGGTCCAAATGCAGTGTTCCTCAAGAAAATAAGGATTGCTTCGATGTCGGTTTCTAATAAATCTTCAGGTCTAACACCAGGTTCATAGATTTTAGCACGAAGTAAATTGGTTGTCATATCCTTACCACCAGCCATAAGAATGTTTTCATCACTAGCGGTCAAATACCCAACCTTTAGGGAGTTTTTTTTGTTTTTATAAAAAATTCCTTTGGAAGGAAGGGGTACCACATCGTGTGGTAACGTAAATTGTTGTTGTCCGTAATTGATAGTATCTTGGTCCATAAATGAAAAAACCGTAGAGTTTAGCTCTACGGTTAAATATAAAAGTTAATAAAAGTAAATAAATACAATATTAGTAAATCAATACACAACGGTCCATTCTCAAAGTTGCTGAAATTGTTGCCAATCCATCTTGAGAATAGTTAAGTGAGTTGAAGTTAACGTCAGTTAAGAATGTACCATAGAGAATCCATTTTTCTACGACAACACCTGTTGGGTCCAACATCTCGAGGTCGATGTCTTTTTTGTAACCTGCTGCATAACCCATACGACCTGTCACAGATTCAGCGTGTAAACGAACCCACTCCATAAGGGCTTGTGCTGCCGAAGGTCCGATTGGGTCACGGAACACAACTGGAATTGTTTGCCAGTTAAATCTTCCAGCAACAAATGTTGATGTATTCAAAAATTGAATTTCAGTTGGGTTGATTGTAATGTGTGGTCTTGCAGTAGATTCTACAAACCACTCATTGATACCCAAGGATGATGGAAACCTTAAAATAAACCTGTTTTGTCTTTTAGGTTCGTAAGGTATCGGCATTTTCATTAATAAATCCGCCATGGTAATAACTTAGTTTTTTACTTTTATCTTTTATTATAAATATACCCATCGCGAACTTTTTTTTCTTTACTTTTTTTTCGGAGATTTTATTCTACAACTAGTTCCTAGTACTAGTATTCTTTTTTTATCCCTCCTTTAGTTGAATATGTTTTAATTGGTTCTTTGATTGATTTAAAGTAGTTCTTAATCTTTTCTACATTCTTTTCATCATCATCTGAGAATCCAATAGTTGCTTTACCAGGTATAAATTTATTTGCAATTCCTTTTTTAAGAAATGCTTGCTTATGTAA